CGTCAATATCAACTGTAATATCAAATCTTATATTAGTTGCAGGGTCCACGGTTGATAAATTGTATTTAGTACCGAATGCTGTATTTCTTAAAAATATTAAAATTGCCTCAACATCGCTTTCTAACAAATCTTCAATCCTTATATCAGGTTCATACATTTTTTGACGAACAAGTGTACTAATCAAAGTTTTTGTATCATAATTTAAACTCAACAACAAGTTTTCATCTTGTGCGGTTAAATATCCAACCTTAACTGATTTCTTTTTATTAGCATAAAATAAACCTTGTGAAGGTAGTGGTACCACATCATGTGGTAAGTTAAAATTCATTTGTCCGTATTGTGTTTCGTTTTCCATAAAAAAAGCCAGAGATTACCCCTGGCTTTAAATATAAACTGACTTTGTTTTTTGTAAATGAAATATTAATAAACTAAGATACATCTATCAGGACGAAGTGTTGCTGAGATGGTTTGTAAACCGTCATCAGTATAAGACACACCCTGAAAGTCCACGTCTGTTAGGAAACAACCTTGTAAAATCCATTTTTCAACCGCAACACCTGTCGGGTCTAACATTTCCAAAGTAATATCCTTTTTGTAACCCGCGGCATATCCCATACGACCTGTTACTGATTCTGCGTGTAAACGAACCCACTCCATAAGAGCTTGAGCAGCTGATGGTCCGATAGGGTCACGGAATGTAACACCAATTGTTCCCCACTCGAACATACCAGCAACATAAGTTTTGGTATTTAAGAAAGGAATTTCTTTTGATGCAATTGTTATTTTTGGTCTGGCAGCAGATTCTACATACCAAGAATTAATACCCAATGAAGTAGGAAACGTCAAGATAAATCGGTTTTTGCGTTTTGGTTCATACGGGTCGGGCATTTTCATTAATAAGTCAGCCATGTTGTTATATTTTTTGTTTTAATTATTTTAGTTTATTTACCTATAAATACTTGATTGTTCAAAATTTTTGTCTTATATTTTCTAGGCGTTCTAGTTTATTAGTTATATTAAATATTAATATTTTGTTTTAGTTTGTGATTTAGTTAAATAAGTTGTTACTGGATGCTCTAGTCCAAATTCTTTGTTTAAGAATTCTTTAACTTTTTCCACATTTCTTTCATCGTCATCTGAGAAACCTATTGAAGGTACCACAAAATTATTGGACACATCATTTTTGAACAATACCTTACCACCCACCATGTTTGCAAGTTCCTTACAATAAGTGATAAATTCTCTTAACGCATTTATTTTTCCTTCTTCAGGATTGGCTTCAGAACCAGTTCCGAATGATACAGGGTGAAAACGACACATGTCCAAATATTCTTTAATCATTGTATTGTCATCTTTAATATCCTCACCTGTAAAATCACGATATTTCTTTAATGATTCCACCAATTTTTCTTGGTCCAAACCACTCACATTATTTTTGATGAGTTTGTAAACCGCTTGTTTTAAAATCATTGGGTTGTGTCCACGAGCTGTGATGATGGCAAAAATTGACCCACCATTAACACACTCAACAAAATCGTCCCATGATGGTCCCAAACTTGCCGACATTACATCCACCAAAAATTGTTTTTCACCTTCACCTCTAAAATTTCTAAAAGGATTTGACGCAAAACCAACAATGGTTTTTCCATTATATACAAATGGTTTTTTTCCCAATTCGTTTCTGTGTTCAGCAAAATCATCTGTTGACATACCAATCTCATTATCTTGGTCATCCAAAATCATAATCTTTGTTGGCATGTTCATTACATTATCATCCCAATCAAAAGCATAATATTTGTGGTCAGGTAATCCTGATGGGTCCATGCCCTCAGTTACCATTTCCAACAAATGTCTTCTAATTGATTTTTTTAAACTCATTACTTTTTGTCTTTTGATACTTTTGCAATGATACTTTCTAACTGTGATTCAGTTAAAACAATGTTTTGTGGTTTTTTAGAATAAGTTTTTTTACCATTAGTTGGTACTTCTAAACTTTCCATTAATATTTTTTTTGTGAATTCCATAGTTTTATATATAAATAATAGGGAGAAGAGTTTTATTTCTTCTCCCGTGTTTATTTTTAGATATTTTCAAACGAAGCTCCTGTTGGTGTGATTAAGAACTCAATGTCAATGAATTCAAGAGCTTTTGTTGGTTTAAGGTAAATTTTACCTGTCATTGTATTTCTGTCTAAGTCTTCAGGTGTGTTTGTTACAACAACTCTAAAGTCAATTAAACCTCTATCTCTTCTGATTGAATCCAAGATTGGATTAACAGAGTCTAAGAAATCTTGTCTAACTTTGTCATCGTTTTGTTCAAACAACAATCTAACTGCCACCGCTGAAATCAACTTACGAGCTTGTAATAACAATCTTCTTACGTTGATTCTATCAAGAGCTGATTCAGCAATTTGAGTTGTTTTGTTACCCCAAATCAATGTTCCAACATCCGAGAAAGTCGCGATTGGGTTAATACTACCTTGATATAAAGTATCTCTGTCGTCTTGTGTAAGTTTCTTACGAGCTTTAACTGAATTTACAATACCTCTTGTGTAACCCGCAGATGCGAACCAAGGGAACGAAATGTTGTCAGTCAACGCCAAGTTTCTACAAACTTCAGCAGTTGCTGGAAGATAAATTTGTGTATTGTTAACAGTATCTCTTGTTAATACCCAAGGGTAGTAAGTTGCTGTGTAGTTTGAATCAATTCCTGTTGTATCCAAATTATCAACCGCTTCAGTTGGGTAAATTAAATCAGTTGCTGGTGATGTTGTAGTATCAACAAACATGTTGTAGTCAGGACAAGTCATCACATATAACGAATCCGCTCTTTGAGTTTCAATCATATCAATTGCGTCTTCAACCAAGTTTGAGTTATTAACAAAATCAATACCCGGCGTTACAAACACGTTAATGTTTGTTGCTTCAGGATTTGCAAATGTTTGTTGTCCTAACAAGTATGCGTAGTAGTCTGTATTTCCCCACTGAGTTGAGTTACCCTCAACAGTAATTTGTTTAAACGCTCCCCATCCAGTTGCTGTTGGAAACTGTGTTGATGGTGCCGCACCTTTCATATAACCTGAACCACCTAACACATAGTTGTCACCGTTGGTTCTATACTCTCTATAAATGTCCCATCCGTCAAATCCACCACGTGCAAACAATGTGAATTTTCTTGATTGAATTCTAAAGTATGGATTTGTTGGATTTGTCGGGTCAGATGTAAACGATGCATTACCAACTTCAAAAGCTGAAGTACCTGATGTACTATAAACGTTTGAAATTGTAACCGCAGTTGCTCCTGAGTCCATGTGATAACCTTTTGATACGAAATCCCAATCAGGTGATGAAGTTGCTGTTGCAATATTATTTGGATTTTGTTTTCCTTTATAATTGTAATATTCAGGGTCATATCCAATTGTATCAGAAAGACCTAAGAATGTTCTATTGACTTTATCACCAGCACTTCTTTGAACTGTTGAAAATGGTGGTTGGTAAATTACTTCACCAGCAACATCGTATTTAGTTTTGTAAATTGGAAATGGTGTAACCGCTCCAAAGTAATTTCTCATTAAGTAACCTTCAAAACCACACGGTAATGCGTCTAAAGGTGCTTCGTTACTTATTTCTAACATTACATATTTTGACCTTACTTGATATTCTCCATCACTCGTTCCTATTTTAACACCAACATAACTATTGGTACCAACATTCATTGAGCAATTTGTGAATTTTTCTAAGTAAACAGGATTTGCGTCCGTATCATTGTAAGCTCTAATTCCGACATCAAATGTTCCATTATTAAACGAAATGTTTAAAATTGAAATTTTAACTTCTTGGTTTGCGTCGTTACCATCTGAAATTAAGATAAACTTAAATAATTTATATACATTTATACCCCTCAACTCTGAAACAACATAAGGAGTTTCTGGTGTTTGATATTGTTCTAAATACCAACCAATTGAACGGTTTAATGAGTTATCATCTTGTGCCGATGGTAATGCGGTTACCGATGACTGTACGCCTCTAATATAACCTTTTTTGTATGAATAGTTTAAGAAATTGTTAAATTCTTCTTCAACAAACAAAGGAACTTCATTACTTGGTTTTCCAAAATTAGATTGTCCAAATACTTTAGAAATAAAATTAGTATCTGTAGAATCCAACGAAACTTTAAATTCAAACGTATTCCCCTCGTATGTAACACCCGAAACACCAAACGGTGAATAAGGACTCATTGATGCCCCACTATATACACCATTAAAGTCTAAAACAACATTAGTTGTTCCTGTAACTTGATAATCAGGATTTGTTGAGTTGTTGTATGCCGCGATACCTCTTGAACGAAGAGTTGTTATTACAACATCATTATAGTTAGTAAACGCCGTACCAATTTGTGTAAACGCTGATAATTGTACTGAACCCGAGAATGAACCAGACGCTCCAGTTAATGTATTAATTCTTGATTCAAAAGAATATCCCGAATAACCATTACCCGTTGTTGGGTCAAACTGTGAGTAATACCAAGAGTCGTTATCTCTACTTGAATAAGTAGTTAAAGTGTTTTTTAAACTTGGTACACTATATACATTTGTTAACCCTGTATAACCCGCACCTGTCAATGAGTTGTAATAAGTGTCAGGTAATGTTCCAAACACATAAGCCGTTGTACCACTTGTTGAAGCCGCAGATGAATTTGACCCAATAACACCATTAACAAATGTTTTTAAGGTATCAATAATTGTTGATGTTGTACCATCTGACAATGTAAATTGATTATATAAATCGTTATTAAAAATCGCGGATGAAAAAGAACCAAATGAAACTGTTGATGTACCACCTGTTGTTCCTGTAAACGTTACAGAAACAGATGACAATACAGTACTTTGTGTTACCGAACTACCACTCACGTTTGCAATTGTACTAATAGACCAAGACGGTCCCGCATCATAACCCGACAAACCAAGAATTCTTGATACGAATAACTGGTTAGATTGTGATAAGTATGATTTGGCGATATACGCCGCTTCGTATTTTGGTATTTGTGTATTCACAAATTTTTCAGGTGATGTGGCACCGAAAATCGCTGAGAATTCATCGAAACTTGAAACGAAGATTGGCTCAAAAGCCGGACCCTTCAAAGTTTCTCCTACAATGCCTAATGTTGTAACACCTACGCTCTGTGCTACAAATGATAAGTCACGCTCTGAAGTGTATACCCCAGGTGAAACGAAAACTTTATTTGATGTTGCCATTATTTGTTTGTTTTTTTATAAGTTGTTTTATTTAATACATAAATATTGTTGATTTTTGTAAAAAACTTAGTATACGGATACTATTTATAATTCAGTATGAATAAATTCTACCTTTTTTCTACCTTATGAAAAAAACCCCCAAGAAAATAAAGAATATAAAGATTTCTGAAGAATCACATGCAATTCTTAAAAAATATTGTGAACAGAATGGACTTAAGATTTACGGATTTTTAGAAAATTTAATCAAAGAAAAATGTCGTGTAAAAACTGACATTTACGGTGACCCGTTAGACTAATTTGATATCAAATAATATATTTGAATCTTGGTTGGTTTTACCCGCTTGTTTTTCAATAACAACCCTTAATCCTGTATCAGGACCCATAGGAAAATAAGGTAAATCTTTTCCAATATATAATTGTGTTCCCTGTGTTATTGTAAACGCACTATAATGTTCAACATTATTTGAATTCACAAAATAAAAATCATAATTGGTTGGTAATGAATTTTGATTTAAAATTGTGTTAGAACCAATAAATTGATAATTGGTTGGTATTGTATCAGGATTGGGTTCTTTTGATACCGCTTTTCTTGCTCTTGTTTTTACACTAACATCTACCATTGTTAAAACTCTTGATACCGCAGGTGCCACCTCAAACTGTTCTTCATCCAATAGAACACCCAACATTTTAAATGTGTAGTTTTGAATAAAGTATCTTCTTTTTTGTAATTCAACAACTGACTCATCAGAAATACTATCCATAACGATTGGAATATATCTACCCTTAATTAAAGCATACGCCTGTCTTGATGAAAATTTATCAAGTACTTTTTGGTTAAATGAATTTAGTTCTCTCATTCTGTTTGTAAAAATTTTTACCTCAAACGTAATGTCAACAGGAATTGGTTGTGGTATTTTATAAACATCCATACCATTTCTTGCTCCGTCAAAATTTGGAACCAATGCGTATTGGAACAATGGTCGTCCTGGTATTCTATAATTTGTGGCTCCCTGATTTGTTCCATAAGGTGTTTCAGGTTTTCTAACCGTTGCAACAAAAGGTGGTTTAATATTTGAATCCAAATCTTGAAAGTTCCAAGTTTGTGTGAACTGAGCCCAGTTCTGAGTTGTAATAATTACATCAACCGTATTAACAACTTTTCCATTAACATTAATTCCCAAATCATTTTTAACAAAATCCAACATTCCTCTATCCAAATCGGCGTGATATATTCCTTTCGGAAGATAAGTTCCATCTTTTTGAATTTGTTCCAATAATTCTTCCCTTCTTGGTTGAAGAATTTTCTTTGGTGATAAAGAAATGGTTTTAAGAAGTTTTTTTGGTGTTGCCATTATATTCCCTTAAATTCGTCTTCACTAACAGGTGTACAAATAAATGTTCTGTAAAATGGTTTGTATCCACCATAAGTGTGTTTATTATCCGATGTAATCCTTCCGTCATCAGCAACTGAATAATATCTCATTCTACTTTCAGTTTCAGGATAACCTATGTAATCACCATATGAAATTGTAATTGCTTCCTCTTCTAAATAATGAAGATAAACGCTCATAATTAAATTGCCAGGTTCTGTCTGACTTAATTTAGATGCTCCAAAAGTTGCTTGACTAGGTGCTTCAATTTTAACAAAAGCTTTGATTTCAACGGGAGCCAAATATGATATTGAATCCGTTAAGGATTCACCATAAACATCATCTTGATTTGTTTTACTCTTATCAACACGGTATAAAACCAATGTAAAGTTCATATCACCATATAACCATTCCTCGCCCATTGAGATATTTAGGTTAAAATCCTGTTCACCAAAGAATTTGGATATTCGCGTAATTGGTACTTTATTTGCCATTATTGATAAATACAATAAAATTGATTATATTTCTTTATTAAAACTATTTGACTTGGAAAATTCCATAAATGAAAATTCAGGATTATTGGAACAAAAAGCCCTTAACGTGTTACATGAATACGAAGGTGCAAATAACTATATCCTAAAATTAAAAGGTATTTTCAATCCAAACAAACGAGGTATCCCAACAAGAAGTCAATGTGAATACATTTTAAATTATTCAAACACAACACCAAAAGTTGCAAAAAAATGGGTTGAGATGGATGATTATTTTTCCGAAAAAATTGCAAACGAAAAACTTTATACCGTCCCACCAAAACAAGTGTGGATTGAAAAACTATTAGTTGAAAAAGATAAGTCATATCATATATGGGGTCGTTTTTTTGAGAGTGAACCTTTAACCGATTTTTGGTTGCCCAAAGCGGCGGTCATTAAAAACCCTGAACAATACTACAAGGAAATTGATTATTCAAAGTACGCACACAGACCATTACTATCACACCAAGTTGAGTCAGTAGAAAAACTTGTTAAAACCAAAAGATTTATTTTGGCCGACGATATGGGTTTGGGTAAAACCACATCAACCATTGTGGCGGCATTGGAAACTGAAGCAAAAAGAATTTTAATTATTTGTCCCGCATCATTAAAGATTAACTGGCAAAGGGAAATTGAAAACTACACGGACCGTCCAACATATATCTGTGGTAGTAAAAGATATGAGGACGCTGATTTTGTAATTGTAAATTATGATATCCTTAAAAATTTTCACGACCCAAAAGACAGAGACAAATCACGTATATTAAAAAGTAATTTTGATTTGGTGATTATTGATGAAGC